AATACTAAAATACGCCAACCAACAGGTTTAGGAAGTTTGTCTAATTCTTTTTTATCTGGCTTTGCAGCCTCTTTTGGATTATCAAATTTTGCTTTTATATGATCTGGTACATATAATGTTTTAGTCATCTAGTTTCTCCTGTTTTTCCAGCAGGCGAGAAAGTTCCTGTTGGCATATGTCAAGCATATGTAGTTTACCAAGAATATACTTATATTCTTCAAAGTTTTCAACCCCTTGTCCTAAAGATTCTACTAAACCCTCTTTAATTCTTTTTATCTCTTTTTGAAAATTAAAAATTATATATGCATCACTCATATTAGTGTATTAACCCCTGGTATTTGTTTTTCATATTGTTGATTTTCCTCATCTTTACTACAATACCATGTTTGTTCAAAACCCTTATTTACTCCATATGATCTGTGCCCACACGCACCTAGTCCTTCTTTAACTGCTAGCTCAACTGATTTTAAATTATAATCATCTCCAAACATCACGCCGTTTGGTTTAAGCTTTGGCCACCAATTAACAATATCATCTTTGACTGGATCATACTCATGTGCACCATCTACCATAATAAAATCCACTGATGCTTCCTCAAATCTTTCAAGTATCTTAGGATCGTCTGATCTACCTTGTATGGGTAAGACCATATCTCTGCCTATAAAAAATCTTAAGTTATCTCTAAACATGCGACAGAAGTCTTTAGGTAATTTTATATTTGCGTGTTCTGATGATCCCTCAAAAGTATCGATGCAATAAACTTGTACATCGTATTTGTTAGCATTGAATAAAGATGTGGCTAGATAATGTGTTGACCTACCAAGAAAAGATCCTATCTCTATAATCTTTCCGTTTGGTTCTATTCGATCAACAATTACATCATATGTTTCTGAATAATTAAACCAACCTGGTATGTTAAAGTACGTATGTTTCATAGTTAAGTCCTTTTTTCTTTGTCTTAACTATTTGTATATTTTTAGGTGGGATTTTCAACCCTTGTGATTGTGGCCCCTTTTTAGGTGGCACTGTTTTTGTCAGTTTCTTCATCTTCACACCCTACGCATCCACACCAAACACAAGATTCTCCACAGTGACACTCACAATCACATTTTGCACAATCTTGATGTATCATAAAAACCCCAATGCTTTTGCTATAGCCATTTCTATACTTAATAACATAGTAAACCCTATTACCGTACATATGATAGCTGTTGGTAAAAACATGTAATCTTTAAAAGTTCTTTTTCTAGTGCAACAACTCATTATTTCTTTTTTGTAATTAGTCCCATTGCGCCTTTTGCTCCCTTGATGCCAAAGCTCGCACTGCAGGCGATGTATAAGAGATGCTTATAGTAATCAGGGAGTGAGTGTAAGGCTTCAAAACCCGCTTTTATATGTGGTGTCCATCCGGGTATGAAGACTGCTACCGCTGGAACCAAAAGACATATTAAAATTAGCTCGTCTTTCCAGCTTCCTTTCATTTGATCAACTGCAGTGGCCTCCCACGAAATTTTTCCGGCTATCTGCTGCTCTTTAAGAGACTTTTGTGCCTTAATTTCAGTTAATGCTAAGTCTGCTTTTGCTTTTTTTGTCTCAACAAAGCCTTTTACCGCATCAGTAACCATATTTGCGATAGGACCTACTAAAAAATTCATCATTTTTTCTTTACTCCCTTAATTTTACCTTTGTTTATGCTTGCGTAGAACACTTTTGCACCTTCTTTCTTGCCATAAGTCTTTGCCATGGCCTTTTTTATCTTTTTACCCTTCTTGTTTAGTGGCATTTGCCCTCTCTCTAGCTACATTTGCACGTAAATCAGCTAAATCGTAGTCTTTTTGCAATTTTTTTGCGTCTAAAATCTGTTTGTAGTCAAATTGGTTCTCTTTTAATCCCTGTTGTTCACCTTTTAGTTGTGCATCCATCTCCATTTCAGCTTGTCTTAACGCTAATTCTTGTTGTTTTAGTAAAACAAGTGGATCAACTTGTTGATCTTGTAATGCTTCTTGCTCTTCAGCAATCATTTGTTCCGTAATTTTTACAATTTCCTCATCAACAAGCTGTTGTTTTAACATTTGTAATTTTTGTATTTCTTGCGGTGGCACGTTTTCACCAAAATCTTTACGTAATTTCTCTGCCTCTTGTACTAATGCTCTATCAACTTGTTGCTCTGCTAAAAATGATACGTGCTGATTAATGTGAGAGGCTAATGTCACAATAGCCATGGGGTTACTTTTGACCAAAGACGAAGATAAAAATATTCTATGTGCTTGAATATGTTTTGCATGATCTTGTTCTGGAAAAGCTTGTAAGGGTTGACCACGTAAAGTGACACTGTGTTCTAATGCTGCGTTTGCTGGTTGAGGCCCTTTTGGTAAGGGTAGTATTTGTTCAATATCTTTTACACCAAGTGCTATGTACATTCTTCTGTAAGCCTCATACAGATTGTGCATCTGTGGGTTAGATTGCGCTAATTGCAATTGGTTTTGTGCGAGTGTCACCCTTTGTGACATTGAGAAAATATTTGGATCTGATACTGGTAAAATATCTATGTTATCAGCAAAATCTATTTGCTTTATTTCTCTAGGACCACCTGCTACCGCATAAGGATAAACTGGTGGTAGCACAAGCTGAAATATTTTAGCTAATAAATTAAATTCTTTTTTTTGTGCGTAATGTAATCTTTTGTGCACAGCGGACATGACTTTTGTGCCACGCTCCATAAGAGCCATGGTTGTGCCAACGGGTGTTTGTGAACTACCAATCTCAGATAATTGCATATCTGCAACGGTTGCAAACTGTTTTGCTGCATCAACACAAAATCCTAAAAGCTGCATTAATGTTTGGTCTGGGCCTTTGTATGGTAAAGGCATTAAGGCTTCACGGATTATACCATTAGGTGCATCTACATCTCTAAACTCACCAGGTTGTAATGGTTGATCATCGTCACGTATTCTTAGACCTCTTGATTTAAAACCAGCAGGTAAGTTAGATAATGTCCCTGCATCTAACAATTGACGTAACGCTGATGTAGCAGATCTTGTCAATCCACCAATCATGTGTATTAATCCAAAACCGTAAAAACCTAGTCCTGGTAAAAACTTGTAATGTACAAAATATTCATTCTTCTTTTTTAATATGTCACCTTCGTTATAATTTCTGTACACAGATAATACTGCGTTAGAGCCTTTATCTATCGTTACAATGTAAGGTAGCTTAATACCACTAGGCTCTCCATTTTTAGAATTTATATCTTCAAAACCCTCAAGATCGAGATCAACGTGCATCTCAAAAAGTTCAACCATATCGTCAGAGGCATAACTTCCTGGTGACTCACCATCTATCTCATCTTTCTTTTCTTGTAAATCTGTTGTGCTTGACCCGTCATAGCCTTCACCATTGATGTCCATATAAAAGCCAGAAACTTGTTTTTTACGCAAATCATTCTTTGTCATTTTGACAACTTGTGTAATTCTTTCACAATCGTCCAAGTCAGAACATCCGTACGGTACGATGACATCTTCGGCAGGTATAAACTTAGATGTTGCTCTACCTGCTACATCGTCAAAATATATTTTTTTAAATGCGCTACCTGAAAGAGGTAATTGAAACAAGAGCTGATCCATCTCTGGATTGTAGTCCTCCATGACATGAGTAATCTCATAGTTCATGTAATCTTTAACACGCTCTGCTGCTTGTTGTAATTCAGGTGAGTTAGCTCCTACTACTTGTGTTCGAACGGGACCATCACTTGGCAAAAGCTCAACATAAGCCATTGCCTGGAATTGTGTAACTGCTTGTGCCAAAACAGGATGGTTGACACTAGCCGCACCTCTAAATGGTCTAGTTCTTTCTTCATATTTAAAACCAAGTAAGTCTAATCCTTTTGTGTATGACTGCTCCCAATCTTCCCTTGTAGATTTGTCATTGTCTACTTTTTCTACTAACTCATTTGCAAGTGCTTGTAAATATGCAGGGTCTAAAACTTCTGCTAAATTAGAACCAAACGTTGTTGGCAAAGGGGCTTCTTCTGCATTTAAAACAGCAGAGCCATCATCTTCAATTATA